CATTACCAAACTCCCTGATGCGTGCATTGGTCGTCTGGCAAACCCTGGCAACCCAGTCGCCCCAAGTGCCACTGACTGTTGTTGCAGCCATCGCTGGTGATCCAGTTGTGCCAGTCCAAGAAAGCGTCAACCCTGTTTGTGTGTTTGCAGCTGTCAACTGGTTAGCAACTGTGTCGGCAGCCATTGCGTAATTGTTGCCTTGCATACGGCCAAAACGAGCAAAACCACCCTCAACGGTGATGGTCAGATAATCGGCCTGACCGACACCACCGGCATAGGGAATGCCATACTGCGCCGTAACGTCAGAAACGAAACCAACCCAAATAATGCGTGGCGTACCCACACCAGTATTGTTTTCTATTTTGATGTATGTGCCAGCAACTAAAGCCGTAATCGGTGACGCATAGCCAGTTGGGTAGCGCATCTCAATAGTGCCAACACCCGACTTCACCTGATCTAACTGTGCTTGCCTACCAATGCTGAACTGAATGTTCTGCACGTTAGTGAGGGCAGTCCAGCCGACACCGACAGGGTCTGTCGAGTAATAAACCGTGTAGGTCTGTAAAGCCATGATTAGTAGATGTTGCTCACACGAATAGGAACAGAACCGTTTTGCCTCATGTAGGTACGCAAAGCGTTCACTACGGATTGTGGGTCGCCACCGTTGACGTTGATGTTGACAGTTGTGCCACCACCCATTTGGCTCATACGGTCTAACGGAATCACAGCCTCTGGGCCTGCCTCACCAATCATCGCCAGCGTCGGGCCAGTGACGATGCCACCTGCAGCCAACATTGGAATGTCAGGCATAGCAAAACCCTTGCCACCGATACCGGGCACCCACGACGGCACAGTGAAAGAAAACTTGCCGATGGTGTTGTTCCAGACTGAGGCAATGCCGTTGAAGATGGTTTTGAACACTGTGAGCATCAGGTTGAACTGTGGAATGACAACATTGGTAATCCACCATTTGATAGCGCCGAATACGCCATCGACAATGTTTCGGAATCCTTCAAACTTTTTGTAGGCAATGGCAAGACCAGCAATGAGCGCAATGACGCCAATGACGATTAGCCCAATTGGGTTCAGTGCCATGGCAATATTTATGGCCACAATGGACGCTGCAATGGCTGCTAACGCTCCTGCGATAATCATGAATGTTTGTGGGTTGTTTTGTGCCCACGTTGCAAACTTCTGAAGGTAAGGCAAGACGGATTCAACTGCTGGCAATAGTGCTGCGCCAATGGATTCTTTTGTTTCGTCAAAACCAAGTTTCAGTCGAGCAAACTTGCCTGCTGTGGTTTCGGCTGCATCTGCAGCTGCGCCACCAGTGGTTTGGGCAAGTGCGTACATGACGTCTTCAAAGGTCGAACCGTCCTTAATCATCTGACGGTATTCAGGAGCAAGTTTCCCTAACGCTGCAAGGTTGCCACCATAGGCTTTTTCCAGCGCACCAACGACGGTCTCCAGTGGTTTGCCGGTGGCTGCAGCAATGTCCATGGCTTGAGTTGCCAACTCTTGCGCCGTAGTAACTGAACCAGTTGCCCTGGCGAGCCGATTTAGAGTCGGTCTCAATTTGTCGTCCGAAATTCCGAGCAGTTGACCTTGCGCCGTGATCCAGTCTTCAACGCTGGCTATCTGTGCATCATTTGCGCCAGTGGTCTTTCTTAGGCTGTTAGCGAGGAGGTCTTGCGCTGCAGCGTCTTCAATAGCGCCCGATACTGCGTCACCTAAAACAACGGCTAAACCAGCCAATGCTGCAGCTGCAGGAACGGCTGCTTTCTTGATGGCAAACTGCGCCTTTTTTCCTGCGCCCTCCAAATTTCGGAATTCCGAAATGGCCTTGGAAACTCCACCTCCGTCGAAGGTGCTTATGATTGGTATAGCAAGAGCCATTAGTTCAGTTCTTTCTGGACACGTTGAATGGCATCCATTGAGAGGCGTTGTAAAGCCTTTTCAATCTCGCCACGCTTCCTAAATACAGAAGGCCCAAGAACTCTCGTCTGGTTGGGTTTGAGTAACCCTAGAGAGTCTCCCAGTGTGTTGGGGTTGCTACGCCCTGCAGCCTCGAAGACGGCAGCGCCGACGTAGGTCTGTGTGATGTAGATCAGGCTCACGGCTTCCCTTGCAGCGTCCACTTTTAACTTGACCCCTGACTGTGCCTTGGCCACGGAGAACGGAAAGATTTTGCGTCCTGTTTTGTCTGTCCAGTTTCGAGCCATACCCGACAACGGAATCTTGGCGTAGCCCTGCTGAACTTCACGGATGGCTGGTTGAGCAATTTCGTTGGCGTTCCTAGTGAACTCTTTACGAAGACCCGGCTCAACCTTGTTCAAAGAACGGATGGTTTCTTTCAGACCTGCTATCTCTATGGAGGCTGATGCTGTCATTTCCGTTTTGCTGCTTTCTGTTGTTTATTTAAAATCTCAATGACCGTGTTTAGGTCATCCGTTTCAAATGGTATTTGTGGGGGGTAATACCCGGTGGCAACAAGTACTTCTGCTAAGGCTCTTCTGTAACTGTTGCTTGCGTGGCTTTTGGGTCTTCTTGACCAACTACCTCCACGGCGTTCACGGATTTGATGTATTCGTCAAATGTTATGGGCACTGGAACGTTGTGTTGTTTGCAACATTCGTATGCCATAAACGCAAGGTCTTCGATGCCGATGCCATTGGCCAGTGAAGATGCTTTCTGTTTGAACTTGCGTTCCCAAGCGACCACCACAAACAAATTGGTTTCTAGTTCGTATGGTTCGCCTTCGTTGGGCGTGATGCGTAGTTGGATTTTCATTGTTTCCCTCTTTCCTTAGATCAGGTGATGTCTCGAACCCATGTGCCACCAGTGAAGGTAGCCGTCACGGTTGCGAGTTCGCCCACGGTTGAGTTGATAGGCGTAAAGTTTTCCAGCATTGCGTTTGTAATGGTGTACTCAGGGTTAGACGCTGACTCAGTTGTTCCAGATGGGCTGATGATGAGTGTTGTGCTGCCTTTGCCGACCATGTCTGCAAGTGCTGTTTCAACTTCTGCTGTTGCGCCTGAGCCACCGTAGGCAAGGAAAAACTCAATAGTAACTTCAACGCTCTGAAGGCCACCAACAAAGCGATGACCAGTGTCACCGAATGCTGTGGATTCAAGCGAGTCCTGACCGATGGTCAATGTCACTTGGTTGGCGTTGTCGCCAATCTTGGTGTAAGTAGTAGCGCCCTGTGTGATGTTCACAGTTGCGTTGCTGAGGAATGTTGTTGATGCCATTTCTGACCTTTCTAGTTTCGTCTAACTGCGATAGCCACAGTCAAATCGTATGTTGGGATGTCTTGCCCACCGTAAGAAGCGTTGCCCGGTCGGGCGTCAACTACGGCAATGGAAGAGTTCATGATTGTGTCAACCGTGGTCATCAGGTAGTCACCTGAATCTTGGTTGCCAGGAGGAGCTGCAAGTATGCGAACTGGGATGCGAAAGTCGCCCACGTTGTAAGTAAATGACGTCATCACTGGGAGTTCAATAAAAACAGACATGGGGCGTGCGTTGCGTGGGTCTGTGACTGGTTTCAAACCCAACGCTGTCAACGCTGTTTTGATTGCGTTCACTGCGTCAACAAGGATTCCAGATGCAGCCATTACGCCACCTGTGGACGGCCACAACCAATGAGAGACATGATGCGTCCCATAGTTGAGGGGATAGGTATTGAAGACATTGCGTCAAATGAGGCAAACGAATCTGCAGAGCCACGCTCACGATAGAGAGTTGCTGCATACATGATCGCCCCGAGTTTTACGTCGGCACCCGGCACTGTCGTCATCGAGTCTGTATAGCCAGCCTCACGACGCTTTCTAAAGCACCAGTTGTTGGTGGCATTGACGCAAACGGTGACAAAGGCCGTGTCGTTCGCCGTTGCAACGTCAATACCCAACCAACTTGTGACATCGGAAGCCTGTATCCACGATACAGACGGTGTGAAGGTCACAGTTCCTGTAGCAACAGAACGCTCTAGATCGTCGCCAGCGTCTCGAAAAAGAAACTGAAACAGTCGAATGACTTCATTGTCAAACTCAAAGTCGCCTTCGTCTGACTGTCCGATGTATTCGTTGTCTTGCGTAGATAGAACGGTGTGTGTGCCGTTTATGTCGTGGCCAGCGCCAGCGATGGTGACAACATCGCCAACTTGGATGCCAGTTTCAACGAAAGTCTGAAGAACCACAACACCGTCTAGGCGTGTGTGAAACGCTAA